ACCAATGGTCTGTGTGTCACGCCATGTATAACAAGCGTCTTCGGGTATATAAACAGGGTGGATTCAAAATGCCAAAGGTGAAAGAGGAGGAACCCGATGCATTTTCGCGAGGAGAGTGTCTGATAAAATTGTAGTGTAAATATAGGATGCCTTGTAGCACGGATGATAGATCACATCGAAAATATTATGAGCGACTCACTCCAATCGAAACACTCGAGACTGTGACAACCACTGGTAATAGTACAACAGAAGGTATAACTGTCGATGGATCTATATATACAGATGGGTATTTCATAGGTGACGCATCAAAAATAACAAACTTTCAATACTTTACGTTCATGGATTTAGATGACGTCGTGACGAACGGTAACACGACTACCCGAGGAGCTTTATTTAACGGTGACTTAGAAGCATCTGGTTATTTCATAGGTGACGCATCAAAAATAACAAACTTTCAATACTTCACATTCATGGATTTAGATGACGTCGTGACGAACGGTAACACTACTACCCGAGGAGCTTTATTTAACGGTGACTTAGAAGCATCTGGTTATTTCATAGGTGACGCATCAAAAATAACAAACTTTCAATACTTTACGTTCATGGATTTAGATGACGTCGTGACGAACGGTAATACTACCAATCGCGGCGCATATTTTGATGGTGATCTGGAAGCATCTGGTTATTTTATAGGTGACGCGACGTACATTACGAATTTACCATATGTGACGGGTCCAAATGGACTAACACTCGACGATGTTGTCGTGAATGGGAATACAGTGACAGTGCGTGGTGCATATTTTGATGGTGATCTGGAAGCATCTGGTTATTTATTAGGTGATGCGACATACATTACGAATTTACCTTATATGACAGGCCCAAATGCAATATCACTCGACGATGTTGTCGTGAGTGGGAATACAGTGACTGTAAGTGGTGCATATTTTGGTGGAGACTTGGAGGCATCCGGGTATTTAATTGGGGATGGAACATACATAACCAATGCCATCGACCAAACACTCGATTTTAATGACATAGTTACCACTAATAACGTATCTAGTGTAGGCGCTGTGTTTGGTGGTGATGTGACCGCATCAGGCTTTTTAATAGGCGATGGATCTTTAGTAACCAATTTACCTATAAATACACTTCAAGAGGTCACTACATCGGGTTCATCGACAAATAGATTCATAACATTCACAAACGGTGTGACCTCATTTGAAGCGATTGGGAATGTGGTGGTTACAGGAAATGTCACGTGTTCTAAACTCATTGGAAGTGGTGAGTTTTTGGGTGGCGTAGCCAACGCATACGAATTATCGGTGCTCAGTTCGAGTATATCAAGTGTCGAAAATAAAAAAATAATCACAAACACGAGTGGGCTCACGGATGTCACAAAGGGTGATTTACTCACATCTACAACAAATGGTGTGTTAGGTAAGTTGTCCATAGGTTCAAATGGACAGCTTCTGTTAGCGGATACGACCACATCACTTCCAAAATGGGAAACAGTCACGAATATATTGGATATAGGGTCAAGGACTAATGACCTCGAGAATGAATTTATATTTAACAATTTTCCAAATCTATCTTCACTCACAACAGGTGACATATTGTACGGATACGATGCTAATGACCTAAGAAAACTCGCGAGAGAAACGACGGCGGATAACACATTCCTCACGACGGGTGATTATGGAACGGGTTATGGACGTCTACTACGTATCGACGCACTGGATGGAAATGTCATGTGGTTGCATCCAAGTAATTACGATACGAACGTGGGTAACGAACCAATATTCACAAGCGGTACATCCGGTACACTGAATTATATTACAATAGAACTCAGTACAAACAAAATAGAATCATCTCGAAATGGTCGAATACCTATAGCAACTAGTGCTCCAGCATCCGAACTTTTGTTTAGTCTTCGTTTTAATGATACCATGTTTTATTCAGAAGAAGGTCGTTCATATTCGGGAACAGGTAATACAAAACACCCATCTGGTATAAAATGGAAATTATATACATACGGTGACATATACGCAAATTATATACATGGTGATGGAAGTAAATTGGTATTTCCACAATTTCCCTCAGTTCCATTTGGTTCAACACTTAACCCATCCGGTGCACCCCAATTAGGGAAAGCTGGGCAATTACTCGTATTTAGTGATAAGCGTCGTAAATCCAAAATACAAGCCATGTCTACAACCCTCAATACACTGTCTAAATTGTTACCAAAAATATACGACAAACAAGGAAAACGTGAATCGGGATTCATAGCACAAGAGATGTATTACGACGTAAAAGAAATGAGACATATCGTGTGGACGGATAGAGATGCCACCCCAAATGATCATGCACCCGAACCCGATTACTCCGATTGGGGTAAACGCCACGCATGTCTAAGATATTTACATTTCATCGCATATGTTGTGAGGTCTATACAAGAAATACGAGAGCGCATAGAACGACTCAAAAAATAATAGAACATAATCATAGAATGCCGTGTTGTTCACAAGGTAGGTCATATAGAAAATTCTACAGTAAACCACCTGAAACACTTCAAACCGTTACCGAAAGGGGTAACACGTCTACGCAGAGTGTAGAATTTCAAGGAAATGTAGAAACATATGGATTTTTTATTGGTGACGGTTCTCAACTCACAAATATACCACCGCAATCGTCAATAACACTTGAGACGACTGTGTACAACGGCAACACGGCGACTCACGGTGCTTATTTTGGTGGCGATCTAGAGGCAACCGGATTTTTAATAGGTGATGGTTCTCAACTCACAAATATACCACCACAATCATCAATAACACTTGAGACGACTGTGGACAATGGCAACACGGCAACTCAAGGTGCTTATTTTGGTGGCGATGTCGAAGCAACTGGATTTTTTATTGGTGACGGTTCTCAACTCACAAATATACCACCGCAATCGTCAATAACACTTGAGACGACTGTGGACAATGGCAACACGGCGACTCAAGGTGCTTATTTTGGTGGTGATGTCGAAGCAACCGGATTTTTAATAGGTGATGGTTCACAACTTCAAAATTTACCAGCTGCCCCTGATATCACACTCCAGACTGTCATTGCAAATGGTAATAGTGCAACACAAGGTGCATATTTCACTGGAGACCTAGAAGCATCGGGGTATCTCATAGGTGATGGTTCACAACTTCAAAATTTACCAATACCCACATTAGATGCAATTCTATTAAATGATAATGTCGCGACTCAGGGTGCATATTTCACTGGAGACCTAGAAGTATCTGGGTATCTCATAGGTGATGGTTCGCTAATACAAAACTTACCTACACCTACACTCGATAACGTTCTATTGAATGATAATGTCGCGACTCAAGGTGCATATTTCACTGGTGACGTTGAAGCTTCTGGGTACTTGATAGGTGATGGTTCTCAATTACAAAATTTACCCATACCTACACTCCAAGATGTGACAACCCAGGATTCAACTACTAGCGACAAGATCACGTTCTCAAATCCGATAACATCCCTTGAAGCGAGTGGAAATGTCGTCGTCAATGGAAATGTGACAGCACTCGAATTCTTTGGTGATGGATCGGAACTGACGTCACTCGTACCACCGTCCCAATTAGACGATAACTCATCACGCATAAACACACTCAATCAAAAAGTGATCATCACGAACACGAATGGAATCACCACAAATTTTACAAAAGGTGACATACTCTATGCATCTTCTAGTGGCACATTATCCAAACTTGCCATAAGTTCGACACAAGGTGAAGTGCTGTCTGTGAATGCATCGGGTGTACCGGAATGGAGTGCATCACCTGATGTCTCATCTATTGATAATAGAATTTCGTCACTCGAGAGTAACATTATGGTGACGTCTACGACGGGTATTACGGGTATCCAGACTGGCGATATACTATATGCATCTGCGACAAACACACTGACACGATTACCAAAAGGAGCTTCCGGACAATTTTTAGCCATAAATAGTTCGGGCATTCCCCAATGGGTGAATGGACCTGGTGCGTCTACACAGTTCATCACTGAATCTTATGTGTCTTCCAGAACAGCGAGACTTGGATTTCACAATACAAATCCTTTACACGCAATATCATTTGGTACGAGTTATTATGATGAAAATTTATCCACTGGCGCTGCAAATTTAGTGATAAGTGGGAATGTATTTGCCGAATTTTATTATGGTGATGGTTCGCGTCTCACAAACATTACCGTGTCCCAGACATCCGATGCGAGAGCCAAGTCTAATGCTTCCATCATAGTCAATTCACTGGATACACTCTCTAAACTTAAACCAGTCATGTATGACAAAGATGGTGTAGAAGAATCTGGTTTTATAGCACAAGACATATATTATGATGCCCCTGAATTGAGACACCTCGTGGAACTTGGTAAAGATGCAAATCCAAATGAAACAAAGAATGAACCCAACTACGAAGACTGGGGTGAAGACCACGCAAAACTCGATTACGTGGGTCTCATTGCATACACGGTCGCGGCTATAAATGAACTACGAGAAATGGTCGAAGAACTCGAAAATGCTTAATTTAATCTGTTTTTACCAGTCACGTGTCGTGTGAATGGTAAAAATAGTTCACTTACTTCTTAATAGAATCCATCGCGGCGAGTGCAACCACTCCCGCGATAAAAAACAAAACAACGTAATTCGTTTCGGTATCTTCTGTACGACTTCCAGCCCTGGACGGACGAACCCCCGCCGATGGGGTGTGCATCCGAGGAAGCCGAGGTGGTGGCTCTTCCTCAAGAGGGCAGTACCCTATCATTTATACTATGCCTACAAATTTATTTCGACAGACTTCTTCTTGCGCCCACGTTTACCCTTTGTGGTGGTAGACACCTTGACCTCTTTCACATCAGAATCGTCTTCATCGTCGGCTGGACCTTCAACGATATCCGAAATCGCGTCATCGTCATCATCGTCAAATGATGGAATGGGTTCTGGTGCTGTGGTAGACATGGGTGGCACGGGTGGCATCATAATGTTACCCATCAAGCTTGAGATATCAACACCAGGTCCTTTCATTTCGTATCTATCACCACTCGATGGTTCGTTGGATGAGGTCTCCATCGCACTTCTGGGTGTCGTATTCTTCACGGCGTCCACCATGTTTTGAACGAGACTTGGGTTTTGCTTCAAAATATCATTCATATTAGGCATAACAGACTTGAACATGCTGTTGGTTAAATGGAACATCATCGCCGAACCACCAAGCATCATGATGAGCTTGACTTCTGGGGCAACGTGCATCTTCGTCCTATATTTGACATACAACTCTTCAAACACTTCATCATAGTCGTCAACATTTTCCATGACATTTTCAGACCATCCTTCGAGTTGAATCTCGAATGGGTTGTACTTTTTATTCAAGAATTCAAGACCCGTGACACACGCAATCAGCATACGACGAGAAAACTTAATAGACCGGTCAACGTCAATGCTATACGTGATTCGCTTCACTTCTGTACGTAAATCGTCGACATTTGAGTACACGTTGAGCCTTTTATTCACAGTAAAACCCTTCTTTTCTAGGCGACCAAGCTTATTCACGAGATCCGCCTTTTCTTCATCTATCGATTTATACCCAGGCGATGGTCGCTCTTCTTCCTGCATCGCATAATCACCCTGCATGTACGGTGGTTGCTCATCTTCTTCTTCATCGTACTCACCATAGTCTACTGGTTCTTCTTGGTGTTGTGGTGGCGCTGATTGCTTCGTTGGATTCGCGAAAGCATCGATGTCTTCTTGCATCGTTGGTGGTGGAACCGACTGTGGTGGTCTGTACACGGTCGGCTTTGGGACACGGCGCGCAGAGCGTGGACGAGGCACTTCTATTTCAATCTCATCCATGAGCGCCTGTTCATTATCATCAAGTTTCATGACATTACCAACACTTCGGTTGAGAGTTATTTCACCGTCCATTACTCTGTACTTTTAAAGTAATTCAAAATCTTTAACGCACTTTATAAAAAATATTGCATACATAATAAATGATGAAACTCAATGCCACGAACCGAAACACTCTTAAGGCTATCACCTTTGTGTGTGCACTCCTTTCCGCGTTGATGGTTTTGTTCCCTCGCAAACGAAGTGGTTACCAGCCCAGACCAATCAACCTCGAGGTTGCCCCCGAAGGTGCTGTCGAATCCATTTTTGACTTGGAACACACGATCGAGTGTGTACCAGGTTCCGAAAAGTCTGCCTACTACACGAAGTCGTTGACTCCAGGTGGTATCTGTGGCGACCAAGAATTCGTCAAGAAGAGCGCCGATGCGAAGATTATTGGTGGAATCGGCGGATCTTTAATATAATGTATTAGTAATGACTACTGTGAATACGGTTCGACAAGTTTTGCCAGATTTTGAATACGAGTACCATACCATATCGGTGGATACTATCGGTCAAGCTAGTAAAAACACTTTTACGGTGCACTTGACACAGCCAATCGAAAACATTGTTCAGGCTCGCCTCTTGGCGGCGCGAATCGATGCAGCTGGCTCCAATGTATGCCACATTTCGGTCGATGAATTGAACACAAATTATTCCCAAAGAACTTCAAATGTGTACGGTGGACAAGCAAATATGACTACACTTAACAGAGGATTCGGTACGGTGTTACAAGATGGTTCCAATCCAATCGTGTTTAAGGATGATTATGACGTGACTACACAATACATGACTCCAGTGAGAAAGATTGATAGATTGAGTTTTACACTCAGAGATGAAAACGGTGTCACCACGACGGATGGCGCCGATAACTTTTTTATTTTCAAATTTGTTTGCAAGAATAAGAATTTGCCCTTCGTTGAATCGGGGCGCTAGGTACGTGTATTTTTTACCTTTATGTATTATAAATGTCGGCGGGAGTCGTGCAATTGATAGCCATAGGTGCTCAAGATGAACACATCATGGGTGAACCTGAGATATCATTCTTCACGTCGACATTCAAACGGCATTCAAATTTTTCACAGTCCGTAGAGAAACAACTCATGCAGGGTAATGTGAAAAATAACGCTATGACATCCGTAAAATTCGACAAAACTGGTGACATGTTGGGATACTTGTATATCACAGTAGATGATAACAATCAATCTATAGACATAACAGACTGGACCCAAGTTATAGACAAGGTTGAGTTGTATATAGGAGGACACCTCATAGATTCTCAAGATTCGGTGTTTACAGAGAAAATCGCTATAGATACATTTGCACAGAACGTGTCTAAGAGCTCAAATGGTCCACACCCAGGTATAAGCTCCAAATCATACTTTTATCCTCTTCGGTTTTTCTTTTGTGAAGGTCCTCAATGTGCACTCCCACTCGTGGCATTGCATTATCATAACGTAGAAATACGTATTCACTGGGGTAACGCTGTCGGAAACTACAATTATGAATTGTATGCGAATTATTACTATCTCGACAACGAAGAGCGTGGAAATATAGTTTCTCGTAATCACGAGATGCTCATCACACAAGTGCAAAAAAATATACCATCGGGTGAATTGGATCAAGAACTCATATTTAGTCATCCAGTTAAATATATCGCCTCTTCGGATACATCATCCAATGGCGCACTTACATCCATATCAAACCGAATTAAATTAAACATAAATGGACTCGATATAGGAAACTTTAAATGGGCGAAACCACATTACATAGACGTCATGGCTTATTATCACACGAATTATGTGACTTCCCCAGATTTCTTTATGTATTGTTTCTGTCTCTTAACAAGTTCTTTACAGCCCACAGGTACTTTAAATTTTAGTCGTCTCGATAACGTAAAAATTATAAGTGAGACTTTACCAATAATACACCCTATATATGCGGTTAACTATAACATTTTGAGAGTTGAAAATGGCATGGCTGGTTTACTATACGCGAATTAAAATACAATAGTATATTAAATGGTTAAGAATTCCGGTGTGAATCAGCCTACTGATATGGTGCGCCTCGGGCGATACGTTGATTCAGAACAGCCCAGAAACTCCATTGTGTTTAATGCCTCAGAAAACAAAATTCGTGATATCAAACACAGCGGATTATACATAAGTCCAATACGTAATGCGAGTGCATCGAACTTACTTGCGTATGATTCGATCACGAAGGAAATTGTCGATATAGGAGGTACAAAACTAAAACTTGACGAACTACAAGTAAAAAATTTAGACGTGTTAAATCTCACGACACTCAACGAAGAACACGTGTATACACCTGTATTACAAATAGGTGAAGGGTGTAAAACCACCGAAAATGTTGGTGTAGACATGCATGGTATAAAGCTTATCCACACAAAGAGTGACGGAGGTTTATCCATTAATGCGAACACAAAAATAGATGGCTCCATCGAAGCGAAACAATTTGTGGGTGACGGGGGTCTCTTATCTAATGTACAGTATGATCTGAATGTAGATATAGGTGAAGTCGTGGAAAATCTGCAAATACTCGGTGAACTCAAGGCTGATGGCGGACTTTTATCAAACATTACCGTGTCACAAATAGAAGATTTTGATGGATATTCCCCATGTTTCACGAGTATTAATATAACAAAAGACATACAGACGGGTAGGTCTGTGTATGTGAACAATCGAATTCACGCAAAGGGAAATATAAATTCTGATGCGAAGATTCACGCCATTTCGTTTCACGGGGATGGCACTACACTCAACGGAGTCGCCAAAATAACAGATGTTGATGCAACAAACGTACGAGTATCAAAATTAGAATCAAATATACCGCGTTTTGAACCAATTGAAAAAGACATTCCATTCCTACAAAAACAAATTGACCAACTACGGGTGGAATTACCACGAATTGATACACTTGAAAAAAGTGCGTCAATGCATGAAAAAGTGTTATCTGTTTTGGACCCACGGACATCCAAACTCGAAACGAATATACCTAGAATAACCACGTGCGAAAAAAGGATAAATAACATAGAAGCGAGTATACATAATCTACCCGAAATAGAACGTTTAAGTAAAGATGTGGCTGCTATTCAAACGTCTATACCAATCATTCATGATACCAAAAAGATAGTTCCATGTGTTCATGAAAATACATCTAGAATAATAGATTTGGAAAAGACAATCTTGCGATTTAATGAATTACAGCAAATCAAACAACAACTTTTACAATTTAAACATGTATACAAAGAATTACATCGGATTGAACCACTTGAAGTACTGGTTAGTAAAACTACATCGATACTCGAACAAACAGTGGAAGATATTAAAGATCTGCCGGGCATGCGCGAGAGAATTACAGCCATCGAAAACGCACCACTTGAAGGCGACGGTTCTCTCATATCAAATATTTCTTTCACACACGTGTTATCGTGCTCAAACGAGACAAATTTACCACTAAACATACATAACGATGTCACGGCTTCGCGAATCATAACACGTAGTACACCAAAATTAACATCCAGAATTGGAGAAGCGGATGGAATATGTTTAAGTAATCTAGCTGAAATTAATGGTTATGCAAAGGCAAATAATGGCACTACATCAGGTAATCCGGGTGGTATAGCATTTAAAACTCGGGATACGAGTGGTGATATGAAGGTTAATATGACATTGGATGCAAATGGGAAATTGGCACTCGGAACACACAAAGGACACCCCTCAGCTGTATTAACGCTTCAATCTACCACGAGTGGTTTACTTTTACCTCGCATGTCTCATAGTGAGATGGAAAGCATCGAGCAACCAACACCTGGTCTAATGGTATATGACAATGAACATGATACACTTTATGTATACAAGAAGTCGGGTTGGACAGAAATAAAATGAGAACTAATATAAATGGTGAAAAACCTTAACACTATCGAAAAATCCGAGAGGATCAGGATAGGTAAGCATGTTCCTGACGAACAAGCTGTGAACACCATAATAATTAATGCGTCTTCGAACGTGATACATGCTCCAGAAGCTGGGTTATATGTCTCTCCTATCAGACTAAATAATTCACTATATTCAAATGTAATTTGTTACGATGTAACCACAAAAGAAGTCGTAGACAGTGGAATTGGTTTAAATTTACAGGGGGTGACAGAAACTGGCAATTCAACCACGGAAACTTTGCAATTTATGAATACCACGACTAGTTTCATCACTGCATCTAATGTGGGTATAGCCAATACAAATCCACAACACGAATTATCTGTCGGTGGCGACACATACATAGCGGGTAACCTCACAGTCGTCGGTCAGACAACTTCTATTTCGACAGAAAATCTACGTGTAAAAGATGCGATCATCGAGTTGGGTGAAAATAACACAGATGATGATTTTGTTTTTGATTTGGGTCTCATCATGACACGCCCTGGTTCAAATGTTACAGCGTCGTATATTGAATTAAGCAATGAATATATCATCGGTTACACACAAAATTCGGCGTCGGATACATTCATCACACCAGATACATCGAACCTCATTCAGATGCGCGTGTATGGTGATGTCACAGCAAACAGCTTCATAGGGGATGGTTCTCTTTTGTCAAATGTCGTACAAGACACCGATTTATCTGCGAACCTAGATGTCATCCGAAGTGAAATGGCAGCGAACACGATACAATTACGCGAGGATCTCCAATCAAATGCGAGTATTTTACGTGATGAAATGACCGCGAACACGATACAATTACGTGAAGACCTCCAATCAAATGCGAATATTTTGCGCGATGAAATGACCGCGAACACGATACAATTACGCGAAGACCTCCAGTCAAATGCGAGTATTTTACGCGATGAAATGACCGCGAACACGATACAATTACGTGAAGACCTCCAATCAAATGCGAGTATTTTGCGAGACGAGATGGCTGCAAACACTGTGACTATTCGAGGTGAAATGGCGTCGAATACACTTCAACTTCGAACGGATCTTCAATCAAACGCAACTATTTTACGCAATGAAATGGCTGCAAACACTGTGACTATTCGAGGTGAAATGACCGCGAATACACTTCAACTTCGAACGGATCTTCAATCAAATGCAACTATTTTACGAAGTGAGATGGCGGCAAATGTCATCACAATCCGAGGTGAAATGACGGCGAATACACTTCAACTTCGAACGGATCTTCAATCAAATGTGTCTACACTGAGAGGTGAGATGGCTGCAAACACTATAAGTATACGCGAAGAGATGCAATCAAATTTAGCACTCAAAGCAAACATAGAAAGTCCTGTGTTTACCGGAATCATCACCGGTGATGGCGGTGGTATATCCAATATATCACTTCAACACGTTACGGAATATGGGGATTCAACGGATAGAACCATCACCATGTCTAACGCACTTTCGATGGTGACGAGTGGTAACGTTGGTATAAACACACCCACACCTCAACGAATGCTTCATGTCGCGGGTGATATCCTCGCGGACGACGATATCATAGGTGTTGATTTCTACGGGGATGATGCGACGTTTACCGGTGGTCTCACAGTTTCCAAGGACACACTCATTTACGGAAACCTGGAAGTTAGGGGAAACACGACGTATCTTTCTACACAAAATTTATTGGTCGAAGATCCTATACTCGCACTCGGTGCGAATAACACGAGTTCATCTTTAGACACCGGTCTCATTATACTCGTGTACCAAGGTAACTCTAATGTTGCATTCGGATATCGCGGGGATGAAAAGGAATTTATAATAGGTCATACATTGAGTTCACCCGATGATTCAGAATTGATACCCGATACATCGAATTCAATTAATGTACACGTGTACGGTGACGTCACAGCAGATTCATTCATTGGTGATGGTGGACTTTTGTCTAACATCGCGAGTAATTTACAACAGATTTCTTTGAATGGTAATGTCACGACTGAGACAATCTATTTTCAACAAGAAATCACGGGTATAGAAGTCACCAACAATGTATTAGTCGGCGGGAACGTGACTGCATCAAGTTTTATCGGTGATGGTGGACTTTTGTCTAACATCGCAAGTAATTTACACCAAATAGCTTTGAATGGAAACATTACTTCTGAAACCATTATTTTAGACGGGGGTGTAATCGGTCTCAATGTGACCAATAACGTATTGGTCGGTGGGAATGTCACTGCATCGAGTTTTATCGGTGATGGTGGTCTTTTGTCTAACATCGCGAGTAATTTACACCAAATAGCTTTGAATGGAAACATTACTTCTGAAACCATTATTTTAGACGGGGATGTAACCGGTCTCAGTGTCACTAATAACGTATTGGTCGGTGGGAACGTGACCGCGACTTCATTTCGAGGGGATGGTGGTCTTTTGTCTAACATCGCCGCTACATTACAAGAAGTGTCCGATAATGGAAACACGACGACAAACACACTCCAATTTACAAACTCCACGACGGCTTTCGTAACCGATTTAACGTCGAACGTGGGTGTTAAGCTCGACCAACTCGCCAACGTGGTAGTCGCGAGCCCACAAGCCGACCACCTTCTCGTGTATGACGGTTCAAACTGGGTCAACGATTTCAATTTACACAATTTCATTAAGGTACATAATAATACCGGAGATACACTCCATAGAGGTAACGCCGTCTACATCGTAGATTCATTTAATAATAATGTCGCGAACGTGGCACTCGCAAAATCTGATTCGAGTTCAACCATGCCTGCCATTGGTCTCATCCACGAAGACGTAGCTCCCGGAGAAGAAGGTGTCGCGGTGGCGTACGGTAAGGTGATTGGTATTAATACACTTGGGTATACGGAAGGTCAAACGGTGTATGTGAGTAACACGAGTGCGGGTAATATCATGAACTCGAAACCATATGGTTTGGTCGATCAAATCCAAAACGTGGGTATTTGTATTAGGGCACACGAAAATAACGGTGTCGTGTTTGTGACGGGTGTCGGGCGTTCGAATGACATTCCAAACGCACCCATATCTTCGTCACCAAATTATGTATACGTGAATGAAACGAACAATGACATGAAAAAGATTGCACCCGAAAACTTGCTTACGAAACTCCAAACGCTGGAACAAGTCGTGAATACCGGGAATACCGTGTCTAATTCTATTGAAATTACCGGAAATATCACGGTTTCTCAAAACGTGTCAATCGGTGGACTAACCTCTGGGTATATACCGTTTGTTGGTGCGGGTAACTATCTCGAAGACTCGGCTATCCGTAAAGACAACGGTAACATTATCATTAGTGCGGACACTGAGATTACTGGAGATCTGCTCGTTACCGGTAATTCATATGTAATTTCGTCGAATAATGTAGTCATAGAAGATAGAATTCTGGGTCTCGCCAACAACAACCCGAGTCATGATTACGACACGGGTATCATCATGGAACACCCCGGACACAACGTGGCATTGATTCATCACGGCGATGAAGACAGGTTTTCGATGGGTTACACACAAAATACGATAACCGATAACCACGTGTTACCTGACAGTAACATATTTCTATTAGACATTTTGGGTAACGTCACCGTACAAAACAACTTAACTGTGGGGTCGGGTGGAAGTTATTTTGGGGACGGTACGACGCTCACCGGGGTTGCACTTGAAACGGATTTAATAGATAATGTATCCAGAATCAGTGTTTTGGAGACCGACCTAACGTCAAACGCATCGAGAGTAGGTGTTTTAGAGACCGACTTGGCATCGAATGCATCGAGAGTGGGTGTTTTAGAGACTGACTTGGCATCGAATGCATCGAGAGTTGGTGTGTTAGAGACTGACTTGGCATCGAATGCATCGAGAGTTGGTGTGTTAGAGACCGACTTGGCATCGAATGCATCGAGAGTGGGTGTTTTAGAGACCGACTTGGCATCGAATGCATCGAGAATTGGTGTCGTAGAAACAGACCTCGCGTCGAATGCATCGAGAATTGGTGTCGTAGAAACAGACCTCGCGTCGAATGCATCGAGAATTGGTGTCGTAGAAACAGACCTCGCGTCGAATGCATTACGGATTGGTGTCGTAGAAACAGACCTTGCGTCGAATGCATCAAGGATTGGTGTCGTAGAAACGGACCTTGCGTC